TTTGGTGTCCGAAGGAACTGTTGATGAAAAGATTCTTCAAAATTTACTTAATAAAGTCAAAATAAGTAATGAAGTGCTTGGAGAAGTCCGCAGTTGGTTTGAATGATGTATAATCAAATGTATGAAAATTAAATTTGACGATTACTTAGAACAAGCTTCCCTTGAAGATAGCGTAGCCGAAATATTAAAGGAGATTCACCCCATTTTAGAAGAAAAAATGGCTGACAAACAAGCTTCTCCTTGGGAAATGGCAACAGCTCTTATGGTCGAGTTGGCAAGCCTAGCTGTATCAGCGGACTTAAACAAAACAATTCTATTAAATTTATTTGGTTTCTTAATAGAGGTAACAAACGCATACACAGACGAGTTTGGAGAAGTGTTACCTAATTCAACATTCAGGAGGCATTAATGAAAGAATGGGAAAAATGGGGCTTCATTGGAAGTCCAGGCCGTTATTCACATCCACCAAAGAACTTTGAGGATATAGAGATATGCTATGCTATTTTCTTTGGTTCCACTAGACCAAAAGCTAAAGAGATATTAGGTTCTTCTGCAGGGAAAATAATTCTAGAGGAAGCAGGAAAACATCAATGGGACGTGTATAGAATAGCTATGGAGATGCAGAACTACGCAGATTATTTAGAGGAACAAAAGCGTAATGGAAAGCGCAGTTAGTGTTATAACCGAATTAGGTTTCCCTATAGCAGCGGCTTTGGGACTAGGTATTTTTGTTTGGAAGTTAATAAATAGAATAATAGATGGAATGGAAACTAAGCTAGATACCGTAGATGATAAAGTAGCTGCAACATTAGGAGCCATGGAAGATAGAATACAGACGAAATTAGACGCACAACATGGTATGATTGTAGCTTTAATAGATCGTGTTAGAGCAGTTGATAACCAAACTATCCGACAAGATATATTATTAAAAACTTTATTAGGTGTACCCGATCTAATAGAAATAGAGAAGGTTGCAAAGGCGGAGAGAGATGACCAAAGAAAAGATTAAAAGAAAAAGAGGCAGACCAAGTAAGGCTGATATTGAGGCTAGAAAAAAAGAGGAGCAACGAGACTACTTCACTGCTTGGGGTATGGCTATATTTATGGCGATTATTACTATTACTTTAATTGCATTTGCTAATGGTTTAGGTGCAGATGAAATAGTACATAAGTTTAAAAACCCTTCTTTTAGTGGTAACAACACAAGTTCCCACTATCTAACAATAGAGAATCAAGAGTTTAATCGTAAGGAGGCATTAAAAGCGGAAATAAAAGCTTTACAAGAAGCAGCAGAAAGAGAAGAACAAAACACTACACTTGCTAGGTTTATACGTAACTTAGAGTCACGCATATACGCACAACTCTCCAGGCAATTAGTTGAGAATTTATTTGGTGAAAATCCTAAAACAGAAGGTATTTTGGAACTGTTGGGAAATATCATCGAATATTGGGTCAAAGACGGAATGATTACCCTAAAAATAACTGATGAGAATGGAAATGTTACGACTATTACCTTGCCTATTGGCGATTTTACTTTCTAGCTGTGCAGTAAAATACGACGAGCTATTAACAAGAGGTGGCCTACCTATTGTTAATATGCAAGATGCTAAGATACTTGATTTACAATCAGAAGAATTAAAAAATATACCTCCTCCTAAAAGGAGGCCCACTATAACCGTCTATCCGTCTAGCTTTCAAGACGATACAGGCCAAAGAAAAAGTAATAGTCAGTTTGCTTTATTCAGCACAGCAGTAACTCAAGCTCCCCATGTTTTTGTCATAAGAGCATTAAAGCATGCGGGGAACGGAGAATTTTTTCAAGTAGTAGAAAGAATTGGATTGGATAACCTTACAAAAGAAAGACAATTAATAAGAACAACAAGAAAAGAATTTGAAGAGAACAAAAACTTACAGCCTTTAATATTTGCGGGGCTGTTAGTAGAAGGAGGTGTCATAAGCTATGACACTAATCTAAGAAGCGGAGGACTTGGCGCAAGGTATCTAGGCATTGGCAGTAGCAAAATGTATAGAGAAGATACCGTAACTGTCTCGCTTCGTGTAATATCTGTATCGACTGGTGAGGTACTTATGGAAGTGATGACTTCCAAAACTATTTTATCAGTTGGCGTCTCACAAGATGTTTTTCGTTTCATCGAGATGGGCACTGAACTTATAGAAATAGAAGGTGGTGTGGCAGAAAACGAAAGTGCTTCTATAGCTTTGCAAAAAGCTGTGGAAGAAGCTGTGTTAAAAATGATTCAGATTGGTTTTAGGAGGAACTATTGGAACTATGAATAAATTTTTAAAACTATGCACAATATTATTAGTAAGCACTATTGGGTACGCTGCAGATAACGAAATCTACATCGAACAATCAGGTGTTACTGCTAATTTTGACTTAGAACAGCTAGGTTCAGGCAACATAATTGGTGGAACAGGATCCACTGCTGGAGATTTAACTGCTTTAGATCTAGATGGAGATACAATGACGCTAGATATTAATCAGTTAGGTGATAGCAATAAGTTCCTGGGAGACATATGGGCAGATACGTTTACTGGGTTTTTTGAATTTGATGGCGATTCAAACGTTTTTAATATTCAAGTAGATCCTTCCAACACTTATGGGGCTGATAGCGGAGACTTTAATATAGATGTAACAGGAAGTAGTAATGATTTTACTCTTAATGTTGCAACAGCTGGTATGGCTAGTACGTTAGACTTAGACTGGATAATTCAAGGTGACAGTAACACATTTGATTTCGATATAGATTACGATTCTGCAACAAACTTTGTTGATGTCGATGGAGATTCAAATACCATTACGTTTGATGCTGATGGTTATGCAGACGGCTATTTTTACTTAGACCAGACTGGCAATAACCGAACTTTTAACATACAACAACAGAGTACATTAGCAAGTGATTGGCTCAAGATTATATCGAACGGCAATAATGGTACCATTTGTGTTATACAAGATGACGGTGGTACCGCTGTGGGCTGCTGATGATATTGGAAGCATAAGTGAACTAAGAGGAACTGCACAAGTTCTACGCGATCAAGCATATGGTGCTGAATTGGATTTTGATGTACAACATCAAGACGACGTTCGCACCAGTGCTGGTCGTTTAGCAATAACGTTCTTAGATGACAGTAAGGTAAGACTTACTGAGCATTCTCAATTGGTTATAGATGAATACATCTATGATCCAGACCCTAGCAAGTCAAAAATGGCACTCAAGTTTGCCAGTGGTACGGCTCGATTCATTACTGGTGGACTGGGAAAAATAAATAAGGAAAACATTGCGATAAGGACGCCAACTGCGAACATTGCAATACGCGGTACAGATTTCACTTGTACTGTAGATGAACTTGGTAGGTCCTTAATAATCTTATTACCAGATGAATTTGGTGTAGCAAGCGGTGAGATAACTGTTTCTACAGCAATGAGTACGGTAGTTCTTAATAAGCCTTATCAAGCAACAACAGTCTCCGTTTTTGAACAGGCTCCTACTAAACCAGTTATATTAGATTTAACACTAGATCTAATCGACAATATGCTTATTGTTAACCCACCAAAAGAAAGCATAAATATTTCTGAGCAAGATAATAACTCCTCTAATAGTAGTAATATTTTAGATGTGGACTACCTGGAATTTGAAGACCTCGATGCCGATTATTTAGGAGGAGACGATTTAGAATTTACAGAGCTAGACATTAATTACTTAGATGTTAACTACTTAGAAGATCTTTTAGATATTGTTTCTGAATTAGATTTAATTAAGGATGAGGACGCTTTAGCCAGGGATCCTTCTGGTATTAGTATAGAAGGAACTACGATTGGTCAGGATATGGAAACACAAATCACTACTTTGATACAAGGACAAACCATAAGCGTGCGTAGAAATGTTAGTGAATCAGTTCAATTAGATTTGAATGGATCTGGTAGTTACACAGTTATATTAATACAAGATGGAGTAGCAAAAACTATTATAATTAATGGTGGAGGATCTTCTACTATAACAATTAAACAAGGATCAGGATGATAAGAACACTACAATTACTAGGCTTAATGGTCTTATTAGCGACTCCAATGGTACTGGACTTTAAACCATTGGAAATACTTAAACTAAAAACTTTTGATAGCTTTGTAATAACTCCCTCTCCCTCTAATTATTTTACTATTCTAAATATAACTGAAGAAGATGTGAGCAGAGAAGGAGGCTATCCATTACCAAGACAGAGATTGGCTGACATACATGTAGAGCTACTAAATTCTGGAGCGTTAGGAGTGGGATATGTAATGGCTTTTTCGGAACCAGATCGTTTTGGAGGAGATAATGAATTTTCAAGTGTATTAGCCTTACATCCTAGCGTACTTTCAATGTTTGAATATGATAATGGTAATTATCCAGATACCGTTGGCACCGTCATTATGGGAGAAGATATAGGTGGATTTGAAGCCAAAGGTGTAGTGGAAAACATTCCTACGTTAAAGAACAATGCCACACAAGGAATAGCCTCTGCACCTATTGATGTGGATGGGTTGGTTAGGAGAATACCATTATTGATGCGAACACCAGATGGGTGGGTAGCTTCTTTTGGAACTCAGGTACTAAAAGTATTAGCCAATGCCAATACATACGTTATTAAAACAAATGATAACGGTATTCAAGAGATCAGGGTTAAAGGACTTCCGCCTGTTCCAGTGGATTCTCTAGGGCGTAAATGGATTAGTTGGGTAGATACACCTCAAACAACACTAGAAGAAATGAAGGTTGAAGGTACTTTTGTAATTGTAGGTGTTACAGCTTCTGGGGTTATGCCACAAATAGCAGTTCCCAATAACAAGCTTTTAGAGCCCCACAAAATACAGGCTGCTTTAGCGGAATCTATTTTGGTAGAGAATAGTCCGTACATACCAGACTATAGCAAAGCTGTAGAGCTTTTAACTCTAATAATATCTATTGCTCTTGTATGGCTACTAATTAATTATCTAGGAATAACAACTGGTATAGTTTCTGGGGGAATTATTTGGGGCGCAACAGCTTATGGTGGAGTTTATTTAATTCAACAAGGAATTCTAATTGATGTTACCTGGGCATTGCTTTCTCAATTTATAACGGGGTCCTTTGCCTTTTATGTAAACTTTAGGAAACAATTTAAACTCCGACAACAAATAAAGAAACAATTTGGAACTTACCTATCTCCAGACATGGTGGCTATGTTACAAAAGAATCCAGAGCTTCTTAAGTTAGGTGGTGAAAGAAAAGAGATGACGTTCTTGTTCAGTGACATTATGGGCTTCACTCCTGTCTCAGAAATATTTAAGAACAATGATGACCCAGAAGGTTTAGTTGAACTTATCAACACTTACCTGGATAAGATGACAAAAATTATATTAGCTAATGGTGGCACGATAGATAAATACATGGGTGATTGTATTATGGCTTTTTGGAATGCTCCTTTACCATGTGAAAACCACGCTGAGTTAGCTATTAAATCTGCGATAGAAATAGAAGAAGCTACCACCGAACTTAATAAACAATTTAAAGAACAAGGTTTAGATTTACCGCCTATCAATGTAGGTACTGGTGTTAATACAGGCATTTGCATTGTAGGAAATATGGGAAGTGAAACTAGATTTGACTATTCCGTAGTAGGAGATGCTGTAAATTTAGCGGCTAGACTCGAAGCAACGGCGGGCAGAAATGATTATAAACAATGGAAAATTGTTCTTTCTGAGTACACTAAAGAGTTAGCAGAAGATAAATTTAACTATGAAAAAATAGGAGATATATTAGTTAAAGGAAAATCAGAACCTATTACTATTTATTTCCCTGCTAAATCCAATTAAGGTAAACTATGATTATGGCCACACAACCAGAAATAAGCTCGGAAAAGCAGTCTTTATTTGATACTTTTAAGTATGCAATGGATCAACCATTGGAGAATATGGCCACAACTTTACAGGCTGCTGGATTCAAAGAGTCAGAAGAATTTGTACGTAACTTAATCGAATCACCAGAAAACTATGTGTCTTATGCAGAGAAATTCATAAATGCACAAGATAAAGAACACTGGGCGGATTTTGAATGGAAACATTTTCCAGGATTTGTGGCTGAACAAGCTGGTCAATTAGCGGGGGGAATTGCCTCCAGAGTTGCTGCTATGGGTGCTGTAGGATATTTAACTAAGAATCCTATGCTAACGGCTGCTGCAGGAATTACTGCGCCAGCTATATTTGACGCTGTCCAGGTAGCGGGACCTGTAGCTTTACAACGTGCTGAAGAACGAACAGGTAAAAAAGGAGAAGCACCTAATGCAAAAGATTGGGGGTTTGCTTTAGCTGCATCGGCAACTTCGGGTTTATTGAATAGTTTGGGTGTTCTAGGCGTAATGAAGCCCCTTGGAAAAAGTAACATTATGAAACCTCTTGCAGGAGCTGGGGCAGAATTCACAACAGAAGGCTTACAGGCACTCAACGAACAATTATTTAGTACGATTGGCTCGCCTAAAGGACTAAGGATTGATACCCATCAAGCAATGGCAGAAGCTTTAGCTGGTGGTGGTACAGGGGGAGTAGCCTCAACCGTTCCTGCGGTAGCTGATGCGGTAGCTCAAATGCAAGGATCAGCATTACCTGGCGACGCTCCCATCACTACAGAAGACGCAATAACGACAATGGACGAGGCAATTGACCAACCTAGCCTATTGGAAGAGACTCCTCAGCCCCAGGACGAAATAGCACCCATTAGAGTGCAGACAGAACAAGAATTCATAGACACTGAATCCACAACTCCTTCACAAACCCCTACAGAGTTTCTTGACCGAAACAAAGATCTGATTGACTCCCTTATTAGAGAACAGTTAAACCTACCTGGAAATGATAATTTACCTGTTGCAACAGCCTTTGCCGATTTAAAAGCAATGGTGGAAGAGGAGGTGGGTAGGCATTGGGATATATATGGTTTACATAGCGAGATAGAATCTCCAAGGTTAAGGCCTCCTAGAGATGCAGCTCAAGAGACCTTAAATTTGTTAAACGAAGCTCTCAGTAGTTCTGCTGGGCGACTTAGAGCAGTAAATCAGGTGCAGGAGGGCCAAAATGAAATAGATACTCGTTTTGAAGAGGAATTAATACAGCCCTTTGCTTCTTCTGCCAGACCAACAAATTTAGATAAGTCATCTGAGTTTCTTACAAGAAGCCCTCTTGACGCAGTTTTATCTCACCCTGATACTCCTTTAGGTAAAGCAGCGGATGATGCTGAATTACAGGCAAATTGGCTTATGGACAAGCTTAATGTGAAGCAACAAAGGAATAAAGAAGGTAAAGTAACTAAGGCTTTTTTGCCAAAAGGAAAAGATACCGTAGTAGGACAACTGGCTATAGATTCTGGAGTAGCAAATCTTCTGCGCCATAGAAAAGCGACAGGAGAAACAGTTAATAAAAATGAAAT